ATGGAGCAGGAGATGCAAAGATAGGTAAGATAATAAACGGAGATATTAATAAAGGTAAAGCATTGAAAGAAAGATTTTTCAAGAACTTACCTGCTCTTAAAAAACTAAAAGATAGAGTACAACAGGCTTCTAATCGTGGTTTTTTAAAAGGTATAGATGGTAGAAAGATACATGTTAGAAGTCAGCATTCAGCACTTAATACTTTATTACAGGGCTGTGGAGCTATCGTTATGAAACAAGCTATGATAAATTTACATGAGCTTATAAAACTTAATACTGTTGATGCAAAATTTGTAGCTAACATACATGATGAATGGCAACTACAAGTTAAAGAATCTCAAGCAGATTACATTGGGAGATTAGGTGTTGAGTCAATAGAAAAAGTAACAGAGCAGTTTAACATGAGATGTGATTTAACTGGTCAATATAAAATAGGAGGTAACTGGAGTGAAACCCACTAAAGAAAATAGAAAAAAGTTTGACATAGATTTAGAGTATGGTACAATACGAGAAGATAAAATCGCAGACATGCTTACTAATAAAAAGATAGAAGTAAAATCTGAGAGAGGTATGTGGATGAAGACAGGTAATATCTGTATTGAGTATGAGTCTTATGGTAAACCATCTGGTATCATTACAACAGAAGCAGACTATTGGTTTCATAATCTTTGTATTGAAGATGATATATTCTGCACACTTATATTTGATGTTTCTAAACTAAAACAACTCATGGACAAGTTAGATTTTAAGAAGTCTGTTTGTGGTGGAGACCATAAAGCAAGTCGTATGTGGTTAGTAAACATAAGAAAATTATTTACATCAGATGTATTTAAAACATTTAAGGACCTAAAAAATGCATAAAGGTATTGACAAATCTAAATTAGATAGCTATAATAAGTTTACATCCGAGTCTGGACATTGGTATTCTCTTGAGGGAGAACCTATGTACACTATCATAGGGGCTAATGGTAAAGAAAGAAACACTACACTAAGAGATGCTAAAAGTTTAGGACTTGTTCCATCTGTTACTACTATTCTTGGTATGGTTGCTAAACCTGCCTTAGAGAATTGGAAGATAACTCAAGCAATAAAATCTGCAGCAACACTTGACATAGGAGATGAAGAGTCTATGGATTCTTTTGTGTACAGATGTAAAGCTGATGCAAAACAGATTGGTTCTAAAGCTGCAAAAGAGGGAACTAAAATACATGCACAAATAGAAAAAGGATTTCTTGGTAAAGGTAAATCTAAACCTTACAAGATTATTCAAGCATGGTTAGATGAAAACTTTCCTAATGAAGATTGGATAGCAGAAGATTCTTTTTGTGCGAATCAAGGTTATGGTGGTAAGATAGACTTGTACTCAAAGTCTGGCATTTTTGTGGACTTTAAAACTAAAGATAACCTAGAGGGCAAAGACCCTAGTAAGTTAGTATATGATGAACATGGTATGCAACTATCAGCGTATGCTCAAGGTTGTAATATAGATGACCCTACAAGAGTTTCTATCTTTGTAGATAGAGCAGATACAGGATTAGTTCTTTGTCATATATGGGATGAAGACTCACATGAAAAACATAAAGAAATGTTTAATAGTATATTAAAGTATTGGCAACTGGTAAAAAATTATGAATGGCAAGAAGTCTAAACTAATAAGAAGAAAAGCAGAAGATAAACTTATTGACTGGTTGAGAACTATGATACCAGAGGGAGAAGATATTTCTAGAATTAATAAGAAAAATCTACATGAGTTTCTGCCTGAACAAACACACATTTTTGCTAATAATAAATTTATGATTAGTGCATATAGTTTAAGATGGTTTTATAAACAAACAAAAAAAGAATATTATGAAAAAAAGAATTAATTATAAATTTAAAGAAGATAAAATTCTTACTATGATTAAATCATATATTGATGAAACCTATACTCAACACTATGCTAATGGTAAGTACCAAGCTACTGATATGATAATAGATGCAGGACACGGAGAAGGTTTTTCTGTTGGTAATATTATGAAGTATGCTATGAGGTATGGTAAGAAAGATAACAAACAAGCAGAATTATATAAGATAATACACTATGCTATTATAGCATTATATTTAGAGGAAACAAATGGTAGAAGATAAAGTAGGAACAAAGACTTATTTAGGTATAACAATAGACTATGACAAAGAAAAAAACTTTGATAAGTTTAGTTTAGATACATTAAAGGATAGATATTTTTGGGATAATGAAACACATGCTCAAGAAGCATTCGCAAGAGCATCAGTATTTGGTGCAACATTTAAAGGAGAAACAGATTATGAATTGGCTCAAAGACTTTATAACTACAGTTCCGACTGTTGGTTCATGTTTAGCACTCCTATTCTTAGTAACGGGGGAACTACTCGTGGGCTACCTATCTCTTGTTTTCTTAATTATGTTCCTGACAGCAGGACTGGTTTATCTGCTCACTATGATGAGAACATATGGTTGGCAAGTTCAGGTGGAGGCATTGGTGGATATTGGGGAGATGTTAGAAGTAATGGTATACCTACTACTCACGGCTCTAGGTCAACTGGTTCTATTCCGTTTATGCATGTAGTAGATTCTCAGATGTTAGCCTTTAATCAAGGCACAACTAGAAGAGGTTCTTATGCTGCTTATTTAAATGTAAGTCATCCTGAGATTGAAGAGTTTATAAACATGAGAAAAGAATCAGGTGGAGATATAAATAGAAAGTGTTTAAATCTACACAATGGAATTAATATTAGTAACTCTTTTTTAGATGCTGTAAAGAATGATGAAGACTGGAGACTCATTGACCCTAAATCTAATGAAGCTGTTAAAACTATTAATGCTAGAGACTTATGGTTTCAAATAATAAATGCTCGTGCTGAAACAGGAGAGCCTTACATGATTAACATTGACACATGTAATGATGCTTTACCAAAACAACAAAAAGATTTAGGTCTTGAAATTAAACAAAGCAACTTATGTTCTGAAATAACTTTACCAACTAACGAAGAAAGAACAGCAGTATGTTGTTTATCTTCTGTAAACTTAGAACACTTTGATGACTGGTCAGAAGATAATAATTTTATAGAAGATTTAATAACCATGCTTGATAATGTAATAGAACATTACATTGAGAATGCTATAGATACATCACAACTAGGAGGATATAGTGCAAACTTTAAAAGATTTACAAAATATATTAAAGAAGATAAAGAGGGATATGCAAAGTCATCTTATTCAGCTTACAGAGAAAGGTCGCTTGGTTTGGGAGCAATGGGTTTCCATGCTTACTTACAGTCTAAAAACATTCCGTTTGAAGGATTATTCGCAACCAGTTTTAATCATCAAGCATTTAAACATATTAAAAACAAAGCTAATCAAGCTAGTAAAAAACTTGCTGATATACGGGGCGAATGTCCTGACTTACATGGTAATGGTAAGCGTAATGCTAACCTTCTTGCTGTTGCTCCTAACGCTAGTAGTGGGATTATTTGTAGTGGTACTTCCCCTAGCATTGAGCCTTATCGTGCTAATGCATATACGCATAAAACTTTGTCCGGTACTTACCAAGTTAGAAACAAATACTTAGCTAAGATATTAAAATCAAAAGGATTAAAAACACAAGAGTTAGAAAATATATGGAAAGATATTGCAGGTAGTGATGGGTCAGTACAACATTTAGATATTCTTACTAAAGAAGAAAAAGAAATATTTAAAACTGCAAATGAAATAAATCAAATATGGGTTGTGGAACATGCATATCAAAGACAACAATATATATGTCAAGCACAATCTGTAAACTTATTCTTTACCTTACCAAAGGCTACAGAAAATCAAGATACGCATGATGAGTATATGCAGTATGTTAATGATGTGCATTGGTATGGTATGAATAAACTTAAATCACTCTACTACTTTAGGTCTAACGCAGCTAGAAATGTAGAGAATGTAAACATTAAAGTTCCAAGAATCAAGTTAGATGATGTGGAATGTATAGCCTGTGAGGGGTAAAGAAGATTATGATGCTTTAAAATTTAAGTATAAGGCAGAGATAAAAGAAGCAGAAACTAATATAATAAACTATGTTACCAATAGTGTAGGTGTTGCTGAACATCCTAATATTATTGAATCAATAGATTTATTAGTTGATAAATTAGCAAATGCAGAAGATAAATTAAGAACACTAGAAGATTGGTATAAAAAAATAGGAGAAGGTAAATGAGCTTATTAGGAACAAGAGATTATTATAAACCATTTGAATATCCTTGGATGTTTGATTACTATGTATTACAAAATCAAATGCATTGGATGCCAGAGTCTGTACCATTACACACAGATGTAAAGGATTGGCAAGAACTTACAGACAAAGAAAAGAATTTACTTACACAAATATTTAGATTGTTTACTCAATCAGATGTAGATGTAGCTAGTGGGTACATTGATAAGTATATGCGTACATTTAAAAAGCCAGAAGCAAGAATGATGATGTCATCTTTTGCTAACATGGAATCTATACATCAACACGCTTATAGCTTACTACTTGATACTGTTGGTATGCCTGATATAGAATACAAAGCTTTTGCTGACTACGAAGAGATGTCAGATAAACATGATTATGTTTCTAACTTTAAACCTACTAAGTCTGATAAAAGAACTATAGCTAAAACCCTAGCAGTTTACTCTGCTTTTACAGAGGGTTTACAACTCTTTAGTAGCTTTGCAATTTTATTAAACTTTCCTAGATTTGGAAAGATGAAAGGCATGGGTCAGATAGTAACCTATTCTATTCGTGATGAGTCTTTACATGTAGAA